AATAAAATTGCACTTGTACCAGTAGAACTTGTAATAGCTGCAGTTAAACCGGTACGTTCACCTATACCTAAATTTGTTGGTAAATTAACCTGAGCACCTGCTTCAATGCCATTTAGTTTAGCTTTATCTGCTGCACTCATGCTGCCTGCAGCAGAAGTTGTAGCTGGATCTATAGATATTGTTGGAGTACTACCACCTGTGCTGGATATTGGGGCAGAAGCAGTTACTTGAATAACTCCACCGCCTCCAGTACCTGCCCCAATTGCAGTTCTAAAGTCAGTTGCATTCAACGCACTGACTGTGTTGTCTGCATTAACTCTTAAAAATGTAACAGCACCTGGATCTGCTAGCTTTACTAAGTTTCTACCAACTGTCGTACTGTCGTTGATGCTGCTCACTGGAGCACTCAAAGTACCACTCAAACTCAAGTTTCCTGTAGTAGTGACTGTTCCAGTGAGAGACAAACCAGCCACCGTTCCTGTACCACTAACACTGGTAACAGTGCCAGTACCTCCGCCCGTACCGGCCCCAATTGCAGTTCTAAAGTCAGTTGCGTTAAGAGCACTGACTGTGTTGTCTGCATTAACTCTTAAAAAGGTGATGCTGCCTGGATCTGTTAGTTTTACTAAGTTTCTACCAACTGTCGTACTGTCGTTGATGCTGCTCACTGGAGCACTCAAAGTACCACTCAAACTCAAGTTTCCTGTAGTAGTGACTGTTCCGCTCAATGACAAGCCGGCTACTGTTCCTGTGCCACTAACACTGGTAACAGTGCCGGTACCGCCTCCGCCCGTACCAGCACCAATTGCAGTTCTAAAGTCAGCTGCATTTAAAGCACTGACTGTATTGTCTGCGTTAACTCTTAAAAATGTAATATTATTTGGATCTGCTAGCTTTACTAAGTTTCTACCTACCACAGTACTGTCATTGATACTAGTCACTGGAGCACTCAACGTACCGGACAGTGTTAGGTTTCCTGTAGAAGTCACAGTTCCACTCAGTGACAAGCCGGCGACTGTTCCTGTACCACTAACACTGGTAACAGCAGATGTTAAGTAGTTGGTAGTATCAAGAGTGTAAGTATCTGTGCCGGTTTTTTTAAGTAAGCCTGTATTGTTTGGCGACATAACAGTAGACAAAGCAGTAAGTGCTGGACCTACTGCTATTGTGTACTGTATGTTCTGACTAGAATTTGCTGTGAAACCCGTACCGTTATTTATTGTTACGGCTGTGTTTGTAGTTCCAGAGGCAGATGCAAGAGTTAAAGCTCCATTATTTACTCCGGTTGCAGCCGTAGAAGAGGTAAAATAATCTATTGTTCCAGTTGGATCGTTGTCGCTTTGTTTTTTATAATACAACTTACCATCTGTATAGTTTACAGCAAGTTCGCCCCAGTCCAAATCTGCTGTGGTTGGGGCTTTTGATGGTACATTAGATTTTTTTAGAATAATAGGTATCATTGTTTTTCCTAAAAAGGTGGGTTTCTACTAGTCAAATAAAACTAGGTAAAAAGGTGGTCAGAACTGACCACCTTGTATAGAGCTCAGAGTTGTTACGCTTCCTTCCACAGCCAACACGTTCAACGCATCGCCGTTTTCGGTTACTCTGTCAAGTAGTCTAAAGGTCTTGTTTGTTCCCGTTGCGGTAACTTCAACACCGATTCGTACTTTTTCCATTTCTTTCTTCAATTCTCGTACTTCTTGAATGAGCTGTTGGTTGGACTGACTATTATTGTTGAACGGAATGTCTGCTGTTACGCCTAAACTTCCGTCGTTCATACGAGTCAGTGGCATGATTGCTTCTGGTCCGGCTTCTCCCATTACTCCCATTGGGAATAGTGTTGGATTGCTTACAACACTATTAGAGAAAGCTGCTCCAGACTCAAACATGTTGATACCCTTGTGGAAAGCTCCGCCTTTTGCATATCCAAAAAGTCCGGCTGGGCCATCTACGCTCGAGCTCACAGCATCAACACCAGCAGCGACAGCGGCACCCACCGCCCCTAATGCCTCGGCCTCTCTCCCGGCTTGAGAAATAACATCATTAGCCGCAGCATTTGATAGAACAATCAATCCTGCACCAGGTACTAGTCCAAGCAACGGATTGCCCTTGATAGTATCGGCTAGTGTGTTAGTTGCATTAGCAACTGCATTCGCCAGTGCAAGAGTTCCTGCACCTACAGGTCCTGATGAGGTTGGACCGCCCTGACCTTCACCAAGACTGGAGTCATTGACCACACCAGTGTCTGGTAGTGTTGTTGCAGTAGTAGTGGTATCAGCCACAACAGGATTCAAAATGCCGTCAATCTTATTTGCTAACTTTTGAGCAATGTCTTCTGGAAGCGAACTGGTATTTTGTTCAATCTGCTCCAAAATAACATTGGTTTGTTCTTGTGGAGTTAATAGTTTTATGTTTCCAGTTTCGATTTCTGTTGCGACCTGAGCCAAACTACTCACCACTCCTGCACGTAGTAAATTAAACTCTCGAGTAGTACGACTGCTGCTACGAGCACTTTCAATTGTTTTACCTGCAATTTCAGTTAAGTAACTTAAACTCTTTTCATCGCCTTGTAGGCTCTTTTCAACAGTAGACTGGAATTCTTTTAACAAGAAATTCAATCCGTTTGTAGAACCAGCAATTTGAAGAGTTTGTTCTTTAATAAAGTTTCTGATAGTAGTGGAAAAACCATCTAGCTTTTCTTTTGCTTTTTCAGCAAAATCAGTTACTTTATCAAACGCTTCGCCCAAGTTTAGTAGTGCAGTAAATGTTTCACGCCCAGATGTTGTAGTCAAATCTTGTTGTAGCACAAGACTCTTGTATTGGTCACGAGTAAGACTCGTGGAAATACCAAGCTTGTTTAGTTCTTCTGTTAGCTTTTGTGAGACTGGAGCAATCTGTTCTGCTTCTGTTAAAAAGTTTTCTCTGAAAAACTGAACTTTGTTTTGGTAGTTTTCTAGATTACCAAAAGCCTTTACTAAATCGTCTGCTATTATGGTCTTCAATGTACCAGTAATGTCTTCAACATTTTTGCCCAACAACAGCATGCCATCAGAGAATGCTTGTGTTTGAGCAGTAAGTCGAGTTAGTGTTGTTCCGGCTTCTTCTAGAGGTTGACGAAGTGCTTCAATTAAGGGTCCAAAAGCTTGTTTAGCTATTTCGTTAAATGCTGCACTAGTCTGGTTCTTTATAGCATTAGCGATTTCTTCCGGTTTTAGGTCTTTTGTTCTGATTTGTAGTGGTTCAATAACAGCAGTCTCAAGAACTGAGTCTATGTCTTTGCCTAATACTTCAGCACTTGTTAAAAGGCTGTTTCTTATGTCACTGAACAATACACCAATATATTCAAAAATAGGTTTATTTTTTTCGGGATCTAATTCTGCTGTAGCTGTTTCTAAAAAGTACCTGTTGCGACTGAACCAACCACCGCTTATTTTGACGTCTAACTCAGCAAAACCTTTTACCAATTCGGCATTTGCTTTTGTTAGTTTATTTATTGTACCTTCAACAGTAATACCAAAGTCTCTTACTGTTGTTGTCTTTTTGCCGCCAAAAATGCCTGTAATGATTTTGTCCAAATTACTTCCAAGCAATGCTCCTACCAACAATCCGATCGGACCGCCAACAGCCCCTAAACCACCTAGAATACTGCCAGTTAAAGCACCCCCAGCACCAGCTCCTGCTAATAATCCTCCAAGAGGACCTGCGATACTTCCTGCTAAAACTGATCCGCCAACATACCCCAATGCGGCTCCGCCAAGAGTTGTTCCTGTTTTTACTACTGGATTGCTTGCAAGATTTGCTAATGGGTTTTCGTTTGTGACTCCGCCCTGTAGTTCAGAAAAAACAGATCCAATAGAAATTGCCAATCTTTCTGACAATGCTCTTGTGTTTAAATCTATTCTATCAAGAGACTTGGACATTTTGTTGAAAACTGCCAAATCATCAAATCCAGAAGACTTGATTATTTCCAAAGACTCGTCAATAGAATTTAAGGTTTCAGTAGGATCAGCCTGTAATGCTCCGGCACGAGTCATCAGTGTATTACCACTATAAAACTGACCAGTTGTTTGAGTCTTACGAACTTCTTCCAAAGACACACTTGGTGTTACTTTTGCTCCGCCCTTCTTAAAGCCTAAACTTGCCATAAGAGCCAGAAAGCCTGCAGCTGCTGCTAGTCCTGCAAAACCGCCCTGACTAACAAGCTGTCCAACACCGCCGGCAATCTTGCCTGGAAGAGCCGCCAAGTTGCTTGCCATTGTTTGTAGGTTTAGTGCAAGTGTTTGTGCTGCTGCTACTTTTTCTACAATACTCAGTGCTTTGTAGGCAAAAGTCTTTTCTTTGAAGAATCCTTTTGTTGCAGCTGCCTGTTGCTGGATATTTTGTAATCCAAGTTTGTTAAATTCGTTTTCGTACTTTTTCTCAATCTCAATAAGAGCCTTTGTTTGAACTACCTCATCTTCTTTGTACTTTAACTTGACTGCTGCTTCTTCTGCAGCACGTGTCTTTGCAAGGGTTGTGCTCCTGTTTATAAAGTCAGCTTCTGTTTTTGCAAGTACAGCAAAAGTATTAAAGAAAACACCAGTGCTTTGACCAAATGCATCACCAAGTGCTTTGGCAACGTTTTCTAGTGCAGACACCAGCTTGTTTTGCGACTCTAATAATAAGTTTTGTTCTTTTATTTGAGTTATTCCATCTTGGCGGGCTTTGCTTAATGCTTCTTCGCCACCAACTAGAATTTTGTAACGATTTGTAATAGCATCTATTTCTGTTTGTAAATCTACAGCTTGCTGTTGTTGGCCGGAACCAAAGGCTATTCTTTGACGATCTCTTAAAACATCTACTTCTTTAGTAAGTTCTTTACCTAACGTATCCAATCTATTTTCTAGGTTCTTTTTCTCTTGAGCTTTTTCTAGATCTGCCTTGCGCTTGATCTGAGTTTCCGTGGAAATCATACCTAATTTTTCAAGAGTATTAATTCTTTCCACTTGCTCTTCAAAAATCAAATCTGCACTTCTTTTATCTAACTCTGCTAATTTATTAATAAACTCTCTTGCTTTTTCATACTGTTGTTGTCTGTTTTCAAGAGTTCTTTTATTGCTCTCTCTTTCAGATCTTTCTCTGTCACGTGCCTGCGATTCATTTAATTGTTCTAGTCGTATTTCTTGTTCTTGTCGCGAGCTTGCTCCTAATCCAGTAGGTGCTCTAGCCTTATCGACGGCTGTTTGTGCAGATTTAATTTGCCCTTCTACTTTTTTTATTTCATTTTGTAGATCTTGTAAAGTATTTCTGGTACGTTTATCCAGATCTTGGCTTGCTGCTTCCAAATCCAGAAATTCTTGTTTAAGTGCTAGATCTAATTCACCTTCTAAAGTAGTTAATTGACCTGCAGTATTTCTTTCGGCCAGCATCCATTGTTCTGTTCTAATTCTATCTCTTTCGTCGTATATCTCTGCCAATCTAACATTTAGATTTTCTGCTATAGTTTGCGTTGTATTAAAGACTCTTTGTTGTTGGGCTATTTGTTCAGACGCTGTGCGCTCAGCCTGTGTCTTTACAGCGTCGGCAGTTTTTCTAGCATCCGAGATTTTTTTATCTTTTGCTTCTTCTTCTTTTTTATTTACTCTTTTTCTAATTTCTTCTGCATTAACAAACTCTGCACGAGCAGCTAAATATTTATTGCGTGATTCAACAATAGCAGGTGTATCTTGTCGAGAGGTTGATCTTTTATTTCCATAGTCTTCGAATAATTTTCTTAATGCTTCTCTATCTTGCGTCGCTTTGTTAAACCTTTCAGTACGAGCATTTTCGTATTCAGTATTTAATCTATCAATTAAACTATTGGCTGCTTCTTCAGCCTCTCTTACTGCCTGATCGCGAGCACTAGTTGCGTCTGTGATAATTTTATCTATATCTACCGGAATTGTGTTCCTTAAGCGTTGTTCTAACAATGTTGCTAGATTATCTAACTCCTCTAATTTAGTTACTGCTGCTTTGGAACTATCCTGAAAAAACCTTCCACTTTTAATATCTGCGATTTGTTGTTTAATTTTGTCAGATTTAGCTGTATCTCTACGTAAATCTCTACTGTCTGTGCTATCTATTAAATCCTCTCTCTCACGTTCAAGATTAACTCTTCTTTCTAATAGTCTAGTTATTTCTGTTTCTTCTCTTATTGCAGTACTTGGGCGGTTTGCAACTAAATTTATTTTTTCAATCTGTGCTTCAAGCGGTAACCGCTCTTTTACTTGTTGTAGACGTAGTATCTCTCTATTAGCAGTCTCTAATTGTAATTGTTTTTGTTCGCTTAATACTCCAAAAGTTTGTTTTTCAAATTCTAAACTATCACGAATTGATTCATTTCTACGAATTAAAACATTATTATTTTCTTCTTGTTTGCGCGTATTTAAGTCTATTAGCTGACTTGCTTCTCTGAATAAGTTGGCCTGTTTCTGGGATTGAAGAATTCCAACCTGTGCACTTATCTGTTTTTGTGCCTGTACGGATAACCTGTTATCAGCAGATGGTAGTTGTATTTCTCGTCTTGCTTTTGCAATGTTAAGAAGTGTTTCTCGTAAGCCTGATTCTATTGCTGTTCTGTCTGCTCCAGGGGCTTGAAGTTGTGTAGCTGCTCTTTGTTCTGCTGTTTGTTCTTGAACAGCAAGAGTTTGTAGTTCAATGGCTTGCTGAAGCCTGTCTTGAGAGCCAATTAGACTCTTTTCGGTTTCCAATACTGCAATCTGCGCGTCTAGAGCCATATTATCTATTTTAGTACGCTCTCTTATGGCTTCTTCTGTGTTGCCCAATAATTCTACTTTTGCTGAGTTTATTATACCTGCTGCTTTTTTCAATAACTCTTCTGCGGCTCTGCTTAAAAAATTCAAGCCGTTTTGTATCATTCTTTCAGATTCTGCTTTTAGTCTACCAGCTGTTTCTGCTTCTATTCTTTTAATTTCACTTCTTAGTGTTTGTATTGTTGAACCTGCTCCGCCGAACCCCATACTACTTAAAAGTGCGCTTCCAGTACTTCTTAACATTGAAGAACTTTGCTGTCTTTCTAGTTTTGACAGCTCTGCTCTGTAAGCGGACAGCACAGATAAGTTTGCTGCAATACTATCGCGATTTTTTATAAAGTAGTCTTGAAAATCTTTGCTGAACAGCTTTATGTTGTTTGGATTTTTTAATAGGTTTTGTAATACTGAAAGTTCTGAGTTGGCATCCTTTAAAGCATTTTTAATAGAAACTCCTGCTTTTACTAAGTCGCTTCCAAACTTACTCAATTTATCAGAAGGAAGCGCAGAAGTAACAAACTCACTCTGTGATTTACTGGCAGTATTGATATCATCTGAAGCCTGCTGCGCTGAACCCGCTAACGCGGTTAACTTGTTGGTTAAGTTTTGGGCTTCTTGTGCTACTTTTGGCGCTAATTCCAAAAACTTTTGTGGAGATTCTTGTAGGGCCTTGCGAAAAGCTTCTTGGTCGCGAGGATCAACACCAACCAGTTCCTTTAACTTTTTTGAAGCCTGTTCAGCTTCGGGTCCGCCGGCACTATTTAGTAGTTTTGTGATACTTTCTGTTAATTTATCAGAAGACTTGCTTAATAAGTCTCCTCCCCAAATTACTTTGAATCCGTCTACAAATTTATCCCATTTACCGGCTGCGGCATCTTGAGCTTCTACTTTTTCTACCAAGTCACCAAGCGCACTGCTCAACTCGCTAACAGATTTTGCTTTCGCTGCAATAGAACTTGCTGACAAACGCTCTAGCGGATCTTTCTTTGAAAGTGCTGTAGCTGTTTTGTCTATATTTTTTAATGCTTCATCTAACAGTCCAAAAGACATGTTGGCATCTTCTGCCTGTTTTTTATTGCTCGACATTACACCGTCTAAAAATCCAAAGGCAGTAACTGCTGCAGTAACTATAAACAGTAACGGATTTAATGCACTCATTACTTGACTTATTCCGCCGGCTAGTAGCAGTGTGGCTCCTTGCACACCAACCAATGCTGTACGGAAAAATCCTAGTTCTTTTCTGCTGTTTGCTATACTGGTGCCAAGTTTTTTAAACCCTTCATTAAACCCGCTGGTATCGTAAGTCTGCGCTACGTCTTGTACTATTTCAATTCCACGAGCTGCTCTTGTGGCTTTTTCTAGATCTCTTTGATCTTTTTGAACTTTACTAAGTGCCCCTGGAGTTCCTACGACATTTTCATTTAAAAAATCGTTAAACTGTTTTCCGGCTTGGATTCTATCATTAATTGCCTTATTTGCAGCAATTAAAAGATTTATCTCTCTTTCACGCTTTTTGTTTACATCTTCTGTGCCTGTTTTTTCTTGTTTTATTAGGCTTATTCTTCTTTCTACTTCTTTAGATGCTTTTGTTAGCTTGTCTAAATCTGGCTCTGTTGCCAATAATTCAGCAGAAGTTGGAAGCGCTGCTAAAACTGCTGGGCGCTTTCTACCGGAAGCAAACTGTGCTCTTGCTTTTTCTACTTCTAGGTCAGCTTTGGCGGCTGCAGCACGATCTTTATTTGCCGCTGTTTCTGCTTCAAGCTCAGTAATAAAATTACGGTTTTGTGCACGACGAGCTTGAGCAGCCTCTAAGGCTTGCTTAGTGGCTACTACTTGATCATCTAATCCTTGGCGATATTGAGCGAGAGCTGGTAGTGCGCTGCTTACTAATTGTTTTGCAATTAATCCCAGAATACCAGCTAATGCAACAGGGCTTTGACTCAATAAACTTACAATTGGAGTCAGTCCTTTATTAACCAATTCCAATCCAGCAAATGTTACATCTCTAAACGTAGCCAACAGTTTATTGTAAGGATTTGTATCTAATTCAATGGCACCAAACTTTTTATTTGCCTCGTCTAATACTGCAACTGCAAAAGCCTGACGACGTTCAAAATCTGTTAGTGAACTGGCAGTTTTACCTACACTCAAAGCATACTTGTTTACAGACTCTTCTAATTTGGTATAAATACCCAATTCGTCCAATAGTTCTGGTTCTAACTTAGTAATACCACGAGTAAGACGACTTACAGCGTCGCTCATGTTAACGCCTAGTGCCTGTGAAGCTTTTTTGGCATTTTCACCAATCTGTAAAATTTGCTTGCTACTCAAACCAGCTGCACTTGCTTTTGCAACAGATTCCACAGATTCGCGAAGACTAATGGCTCCATCAGTTACTTCTACAAATCGCTTGCTCAAACCACCAAGTGCTTGACCACTAGCAGCACCCAACTGATCCAATCCTTTGATCATGTTGGTAGTGTCCATTGCATTACTCAATGCATTAAAAGCTGCACTTACTGCGAATACGTTGGCTGCAAAAGTAGCGTACAAACGAACTAATCCACCTAAGCCCTCGGCTTCCTTTGCAAAGTCTCGAGCAGACGCACCTGTGCGTTGCGCAACCGCTCTTTGTCGGTTGTACGCCACCAACTCTTGGGTTGTAATAGCCTGACTCTGCGCTGCCATTCCAGTTTTTGGCATTGAAGAAGACTGCTGCCCAACACCAATACTTTTTGCACTTTTAGCTGCACTGTCGTATGCACTTTTTAATCGTTCTGCAGCGTCTGTTGCTTTTTTGGTAGTACCATTGTCTGATACGTCAATACCTACTTTAATTGTAGCCATAGGTTCTCCTGTGTTTTTCTGTAAAAATTTACAGGTATTCTTTATTTACTCCAGATTATATCATAGAGGCTAAAAAGTGTCAAACCTATAAATTTTAAGCATAAAAAAGCCCTCTATTTAGAGGGCTTTTTACTATCTTGTTTGCGCTTTATTATTGCTGCTCTGCAACTATCCAAGTGCTGCACAATCTTGAAAATCAATTTGCGAGAATTGTGATCTATTTCTAGTAAGTCAAAGACTTGAAATATTATTGACAAATCTTTGCCCAAATAGTTCCCGCCGAAAGGATCCCAAATGTCTTTTAACAAACCAAATACTTGAACTGCTTGCTGTGCTTCCGTTGGAAAGTCAGACATGTCTAACGGCATGTCGTCCTCATTGGGCTCTGTGCCCATCATCTCACACATTTCGATGTATGTTTCTTTTGAAACATTAACATCTGCATTCTGCAACCAGTTATCTAGTTTATCAAATAAAAGACTTATTTGGTCTTCGAAAAGTTTCCCAAGTCTGTTACCTGTTCTGAGACAAACGCATCAAAGTTTGAAGAGCTCTTCATCAAGTACAATGCATTTTCTTCTGAGAACTCCAGTTCATCATCTGGATTTAAACCACTTACATCGATTGGTGCAAGCTGTTCTAGATAACGAATCTTTAAACCTTTCCAACCAACAACAGAGGCTTTTACATAAAGCTCTAAGAATAAGTCGTCGTTGAGTTCTTCAACTGGTTGGCGGTTTTTAAAGCTAGTCTTTGTACTCTTTTTACGAATGGCCTGCAGGGTTTCACGGCTTAAAAAGCTGAGAGAAATCTCAAAGCCAGGCATCCCAGGATATTCTACCTCAATGTTCTTTGAGGGAACTAACAAAGACTTAAGAGAAACTTTTGTTGACATTTTTTTCCTTTTTGGTTATTAATCAGCGGGATTGCTCCCGCTGATTTGTAAATTAAGCAACTGCGTAATACTTGATTTCTGCTTCGTTTGCTGCAGTAATATCGTACGCTGTACTTGCGCTTCCCTGAGCAGTAAAGTTGATTGTTGTTGAAACAACCTGTTCTGTATTTACTGATGGGATTTGTAATACTGCTGCAGGCATTGTGATAACAACTCGTGTTCCACTGCTGCCGCCGATAGAAATAATAATTTCGTATCCTGGGGCAATATCCGTTGCTGCACCTGTTAGTAATTCGCTCAGCAGATCCGCGCTACTATTTTCTTCATTAGTACGTAGATAGCAGTTTAAAGAACCGCTAATAGCACGAGTACCAGAGAAGTAAGTAATTGGTTGGTTAACAATACCTAAGTTAGCTGGAGTTAAGTAGGTAATATTGTTAGCAAAAGTAATGTTTCCACCGGTTACAGGTAGTGTGTATGTGGTGCCAGTACCTGTAATACCTGCTTGTATTGTAACGGTACTTAGTTTGTTTGCTAAATACTTTGCATCCGTTACCTTACCTGTTGCTGTACCGGTTAAGCCACCACTAAAAGTATTGGTTGCTAGTGTTACGGTCTCTAGCTGACGTAGTGCTGTGCCTTGACCGCTCCAAGCAATTGTAGCAATTGCGTCTAGACCAAAGTCAATCGATGCTTGGTTTAGTGAGCAGTTATCGATGAGATAAGCAGCACCATCAATAACTATGATTAATCCAAACTTTTGGAATTGGTGTTTGTTACTGTTTGTAAATGCTACTGTGGAACTAGATGCTCCTGTTGTCCAGCCTACAGCTCCTGCTGCTGTACCGATAGCGTCTACTCCTGCAAAAGCATTCCACAAGAAGCGCTCTTCTGCAAGAATTTCGTCTGGATCTGGTGCTGTTAGTAGTTTTGGACGAATATAGGTGCTCATAGAAAACTCAACTGGATTTAGAGCCGTATTGAACGATCTCTGTCCACGAGTTGGAGTTGCACCAGCCTCATTAACCGTTACAGTTTCTGATGTTGTGGCCTGACTAAAACTTAACCCATCCAGAACCTGTATTTCCCAAGTATTAGATGTAGTAATACCAGTTGTATTTACTACTCCGTCGCTGTTTACGTTTGTGGTAAAGAAAACTCTACTATTACGTACTAGATTTAATGCCATAATTTTTCCTTTTTTGGATTAAAAAAGCGCTATTATTTACTAGATATTTATCTGTTTTATATAGCAGCTTTATTGCGGTAATTCATACCGTACTTGCAGATTTATTTCTCCTACTGCATACGGAGCCAACAACCCCTCGTCTGTTGTTATACTGACAACAAGGATTTCTGTTGTTTCTAGACTGTTGACGTCGTCATAAGTCAACACTCTGTTTGCATCTATTGCGTTTTCAAAGTCTTCTAATAGGGTTTCTAAATCTTGACTACTATTCTCACCCTTGCAGTACAGTTTAACACTCAAGTTCAAGAACCCCCAAGTAAAGTTACTGGGCAAGTATTCACGGGTCTCACTGCCTGGTGTTATATAGATGCTGGGAAAGTTGTCTACTTCATCCCAGAACTTTAAGTAGGGATAACAGTTGTTGTACAAATTGGTAGTGTAATTATTATCACCCACCAATAATTCATTGATCTTTGTACTCAGGGCTTTTGTTATTGAACTTCTTTTAGACATTTACAGCCCTCAATTGATTGGTTACTAGATCTGATGCGATTTGTCTTATACTACGACTTATTAACAGCTTAGGGTCTCGTGACCGTGGAAATTGCTGAAGTCCGCCGCCTGAAAACGTTGCATACGGATTTTTCATATAAGTATAAAATGCCGTTATCATGCCCATGCGGCTGGTAGACAGTCTTTCAACCTTTACACTGGTGGCAAAACGCCCACTTCTATAGTTCAAAACATCTCGATTATCGCCGGTGCCCATGTTGGCTTTTATGGTGTCGTGAAGCCTGCTGTTGATTAGGGTAAGTAGATCAGCTGGAGATTTTTCCTGTACTTTAGAAATATCTAAAGGCTGCAGTTTAGTAGAAACTTTTGTTTTCTGTTTTTCTGTAATTTTCTTATTTACAGGCACAAAAACTGTTTTTAAACTTTTCTGAGTTTTTTGATATTTATACTTTACAGATTTTGTTTTTTTGCCTTGAATTATATTTACAAAAGACTCTTCTATAAATTCTTTTATATTTTTACCGCTTCTGGCGAGAATAGGATTGGCTCTTAGTACTAGCCTAAACAGTTTGTTTGTTAATATGTCTTTTTGTTTTGTAGACAGAGGTTGTACCTTTGAATCACCTATTAAACGTACTGTTGGGCCTTCATACCTTCTACCTCTATCGCTGTTTATAACTGCATCTTCAAAGTTAGTAAAAGTTACTCCCAAGGAAAGAAGTATGCCGTACCCTTCTTCTACTGAAGTAAGTTCTTTGCTTACTTCGATTTTATTCTCTATAATGCGACTTTCTTTCTTGAAGAAAGATGCTGCTTGCTCTAGTTCTTTTGGAGCAAATTTCTTGCTTCCACCACTAGCAACTGTAAATAATGTTTTTGCAAAAGCTGGGCTATTTACCCAACCACCTAGATCATTTACAAGCGCTGCGTGACCTAAGTTAACAATGGAACCAATAGTTAGTTTACTACTGGTATCAACATATCCAAGTCTTGTTCTTATGTATTGTAGTAGTGGATCGTATACTGCATTTCTGAAACTATTACCAATAGAATTAAAACTACTCGAAAAGAATACAAAAACAGTATTAGAGCTACCTAATCCAGGATCTATTGCTGCCAATACACTTCTATTACCGAAAACTTTTCTTATATTTTTACCAAAATCTACACCTAAAACTCTTGCACTAACAACGTTTTCTATATTGCGAGTTCTACTAAATAATTTTCTGGCTAAATTGTTTAATTCTAGTATTGGATTTGTAGTATTCTGTTCTTTAAGCAGCTTTGCATGATATAAACCTACCAAACGAACTATTCTTTTTAGTAGTGCCTTATACTCAGGACTATTTGTATCTGCAAAGGCTTTTATAATGTCTTTTCCGACATTAGGATCGTCGTAAAACTTTTCCGGATTTTGTTTTAATCTGTTTACTATTAAATTTGTAAAACTAACACAATCTGCTACAAAAACATTTGGAATCAGTGCGTCGTATGATTCTCTTAGATTGTTGTTTATACGAGATACTTCAAGATCTAATCTTTTAAAGGCTTTTTCTTTTTCTTTATTATTAAGTGCCTCTTCTGCTGCTATACCTAACAAAAAGTTATTTATATTAGCGGAGGTAGAAAAAGGAATACTCATGATTAATTGTAGTTATTTACATACAAGTCCAACACCCGTTTGATGTGTGCTGGAAGACTTGTGGTTGAAATGTATTCAATCTGTACTGAGTTCGACCCGGCTGCTTTTGTGCTATGAATTGCGCTATCATTGCGTCTGTAGTACGTCAACAAGTCCATAACAGCCAATTTCAAATCGCCAGGGACTGCATCCAATCCAGCAAAGTACGTTAACCTATAACTGTTTGGTCTGGTGTCAAATATTCCCGTCCCGTTAATCAAGACGATATCGCCGGTGCTGTTTAACACCCAGTCGACATACTCCACCAATTCAGTATAATTGTTGCCGTAGTCTTGTGAGTATTCCAAACTCAAGACGCTCTTGATTGGAAACTCTTGTGGCAAGTATGCCACACCACCGCTAAAGACTTCAGTTTTAGGCTCACTCACCCAGTCGATAAAAGTGCGGTTGCAGTATGTTTTTACGAAATCTGATACTTTTGGAATCAAAGAATTAATAGTTGCGTCTTCATTTGGACTGTTGATTCCACTGTATGTTTTGTATTCTTGTAATGTAATCAAATTTAGTCCCATGTATTACTCCTGGTTTGTTTTTTCTAAACAGACCACTATCTGCTTAGAAAAAACGGGGAGGAATTCCTCCCCGATTTTATTAGGCTGCGTTAACGTAGCGTAGTGTAGAAACAGCTGGACCAAGGTTGGTTGTAAGCTGTACTAGACCAGTACGTAGTGAAGCAACTAATACTCTGCGTTGTGTCTCTACTAGGCTGTCGGTGTCAACACGTAGACCGCGCTGGTTACCAACCAAGAAGTTAGAGGGAGCAAAGCAGAATGCTGCGATGTTTGTTGATGCAGTAGCAGCACCTTCAGCGATAGCAGGGAATTCTCCGCTTACTACAACTGGTGTGTTACCGATAGCACCGATCTGACCAGTTAGCAATGTGGCACGATCGCCGACCTTGTCAACTGTTAGGAAGTTGGTGTCGTCCAATAGGTTGTAGTAAACTTCGGTGTTTACAACATAAACCAATTCGGCTGGATCTAGACCCCAAGCACCCAAGTCCTTGCGTAGAGAGCGCATGTTTGCAACTGTTACGGCAGCACTTGAATCAACTGTTACAGCTGATGTGGCATCGTACATTGCAACGCCTTGTACTGGATCGCTGGCAGTACCAGCACCGTTAATCATGGCCTTGTCAACTGCACGAGCAACTCTGCGGATCATACCGTCACGAACTACTGGAAGTAGAACAAGCATTGAATCTTCTTCTTCTTCGTAGGCCAAGTACTCACGTGTTGCAACCTTGTAGGCGCTCAATGTGATTTCTTTTAGTTGATGAGTCTGAGCTGCACCTGCTGAGTTAGCAGTACCGAACTCACTGTTCTGAACCCAAGTTGCAACACCTGCTTCTGGGTTTACAGGAATCTTCATTACGTTTGTCTGCATTGCAATGCCTCTCATTAGAGGAGCCATTACTAGCCGACGACGTACTTCGTTTTCCATGTTCATGCTAACTTCTGTTTCCCAGTAGTTAACATTGGCGTTTGTTGGCTGGTGAGCACCGGCCTTTTCAATGATTGTCTTGCCGTAGCGAGTGTTGTCAATGCTCTTGCCCATGACCTTGGCCAAAAGAACTGCATTCTCTTTTTCGCTGTAACTTACGGCGTCTTGGGTCTGCTTGTCGGCAAAGGTCATCTTTGACTTTTGCATGGCTTCTAGTTCAGCAGCCTTTTCTTTAATGGAGGCGTGTAGGCCTTCAAGAGCTGACTTGTTAGCAACCCGCTCTGCTTCTAGACGGTCTTGAACTTCTTTTAATAGCTTTTCAGCACCGGTATCAACAGTCTTGATATGTACTTGTACTGCTTCTTTTACCTTTGCTTCGAAAGCAGCCTTTTCTTGGGCTTCTTTTTCTGCTTTTTCTTGAGCAATCTTTTGCTCTTTTACTAGAGCCTCTGCGGCTGACTTGGCTGCTTCAGCAACCATTTGCTTGATTTCTTCTGGATTCATAATGATTTCCTTTGATTTATTGCTGTTTGCTTCTTTGGACTCAAGCCCTTTAGCTGATTCGCTACGAAGTGCAAACTGCTCCTTAAAAAGTTTAAATTCCTCAGGCGTGTTAAACGCCTTAGATAGTTCAAAAAGACTATTTTGATTTGCTGGAACACTTACGACCGAAATCTCTACCAGCTCTAGTTCTTTGATTAAAAATACTTCTGCTGCAGAATTGTACTCAGCGTCTAAAACGCGGAATCCAATGCTAAAAGCGGATAGTATGCCGTCTTTGATTAAACCAAACTGCTTTGCAGCAGAGCTAACCCTGGCTTTTATCCATAACCCTTTAGAGTCCGCTTTGTGTTCTACCATACGACCAATGGGCTGACCATGATCGTGGTATGCTAACACAACTGGATTCTTCAAGTAGTTTTGGATGCCTTTTTCCCACACACTACTAGGGACAACGTCTCCGTGCCTGTCCACATCGTTTGTGCTTGCATAGCCCTCGATATAAACAGAACTATCGCTAGAGGCATCACTTTTAATGGAAAAAGCACTATTTATTCGTAGTACTTTGTTTTTATCCATGTGCTTCCTTTTAATTTGATTCGCTTGGTCGTCCGCCCGTACTTGGATTGCTTGCTGACCCAGCAATATTTGCTGGAATTCTTAAAGTATCCGAGTCTGGCTTTGATTGGTAGCGAAGTTCAACTCTAGCTTCGTTTGGACTCAAAATCCCTCCGTTTACTAGTGTTGTGTAGTAGGCAGCCAAGTCTTTCAACTCAGGCTGCATCGCGGATACGTTGCTTGTCACTGGAGCAATATCGTATCCGAAGAATCTTTCTAAACTTGAAACGTAGTTATTTAAGATGGGAATTACTGTTTCTAGGTAAAACAATCTCAAGTTAGGACTAATGTTTGCGTTGTTTCCACCCTCCAACAAGATAGGCGGAACTCCAAGTGCTTTTAAAATCTTGCTGTCGTGAGTTTTGATAGAATTGTCAAAATCTAAATCTTTAAAGCTTTCATCACCCAGCTTAACAGGCTTCAATCCGCTGTCCAATATAACTGGCTTCCGCGGACCCAGTTTAGGGTTGTACTTTGAAGTCCAGTTTTGAATTGTTCTGTCTTTTGCAATCTGGGACAGTGTGTTTTCTGAGGTCAACACCATTCCCATTACAGCTCCATTTTCAAAGAATCCATCCTGAAAATTTTGCATTTTGTAAAGAGTTTTTATGTTGCGATCACAGCTCTGTAACCGACTATCACCACGATAAATGCTCTTACTACTCAAGTCTTTGAAGTGTAACACTTCTTCTGGTTTGAAGAATATTTCTGAGTTGTAGTTGTAACGACTAACAAATGTTTTTGCACTTGTTTCTATTGTTACATTTTCAGCTGGTAAATGGTAAAGTGACGCTCCGTCCCAGTACAAAAACACATTTCCGTCTAATAAAAAGTCTGTGAATATGTTACGTCGGAACTCTTGAACACTTTGATAAGGATTTGGCTGATAATTTAATATTGTGTTTAACGTTTTTTGGCGCATTCCTTGAAATACACCATCTAATTTTTTATCTTTTATGTCGTAGTCTAGTCCGCTGCAGGCGCTAACAATCATGTTTACGCCTCTGTTAACACTTTCCAACCTATCAAACGCTTGTTTGTAAGTGATGATACTGGTTGTGTCAACTAAACTACCTTCTTCTCGTGATATAACAACTTGAGCTGGATTGAGTTTTTCAATCCAGTTCTTGAATACGGTGCTTATTTTCATTTGTTTTCTCGTACAATGGTTTAAAGGACTCAAAATTTCCGTAAAAACTGCTAAAAGTAAGAATGTTACTGTTTAAAACAATCTTATCGGTTTTTTTGTTCTTTTGAATCTCAATCCAGTTACGCTGTTTGGCTACGCTTGACAGAGGTGGCGCTTTTCCAAAAACGGAGTGTAATAAAACATGGTGATGATTACAAAGAGTATAAACGTCTTTGTACAGTTCTGTTTGGTGATTTTCAATAAACTCATCACGAATGTTTAAAACGTCGTCATCCGTTTTTAAGACTAACCCCCTACCCTTGCAC